TAACAGATGCACTTAATATAAAAGATGCATTTGTTATTAACATAGGTATAAATTTTGATATTATAGTAAAACCAAATTATATAGGAAAAGACGTATTACTAGCGTGTACGAATCTACTAAAAGATTACTTCAACATAACAAAGTGGAATATTAACCAACCAATAAATCTTTCAAGCATATACACATTACTAGACCAAGTAAAGGGTGTACAGACAGTACAAAAAGTAGAAATTGTTAATAATGCAGGAGGAATATATTCACAATATGAATACGGTATACAAGGGGCAACTAGAAGTAACATAGTTTACCCATCTTACGATCCATGTATATTTGAAATAAAATTTCCAGACACAGATATTAAAGGAAGAATAACAACAATATAACATGGCAGTATACAGAATATTTCCTGAAAAGGATGCGTTTATATCATCAGAAGTTCCTACAGGCAATACTGGAAAAGATGAAATAATAGAAATAGGTGGATATGTAGATAGTACCGGTTTAGGACAAACCAACCGTATAGTAGTACAGTACAGTACTTCTGAAATTAACGATGCAATTGCAAATAAGGTAACAGGATCATATAGTGCAAGCTTAAGTTTGTATTTAGCAGACGCATACCAAATACCAGTTAACTATGCTTTGTATGCATATCCTGTTTCTGGAGCATGGGATAGCGGAGTAGGAAAGTTTGGAGATATTCCAACTAACACAACAGGAGTTTCTTGGAAATATAGATTAGCAGGAGAAGCAGGTGAATGGGCAACAGGTAGTTTTGCTGCAAACACTACAGGGTCGTACCTATCAGGATCAACACCTGGAGGTGGAAACTGGTATACAGGATCAGCAGGTATAAATTTAGAATTTACACAATCACACGCTCTAAATTCTACTAACGATGTAAATATAGATGTTACAAAAGCTATACAGTTATTTAATTCAAATACCATAGTTAATAGTGGGTTTATATTAAAATTACCTAACAATCTAGAATATAATACAACATCCTCTATCCGTCTTAAATACTATGGCGTAGACACAAATACAATCTACCCACCTTTCTTAGAATTCAAATGGGATGACAGTGTATATAGTACAGGATCTTTATCGGTTCTTTCAAATAATATTTCAATTATTAATCTAACAAATAATAAAGGTAGGTATGCAGATGTAGGGAAACAAAGATTCAGAGTATCTGCAAGACCTAAGTATCCAATTAGATCCTTTACAACATCCTCAGCATTTTTAACAAACTATGCTCTTCCATCAGCTTCATACTGGGGATTGAGAGATGAAAATACAGAAGAGATGGTTGTTGATTTTGATACCAAATTTACAAAGATAAGTTGTGATACAAATGGAGCATTCTTTGATGTATACATGGATGGGTTGCAACCTGAAAGATATTATCGTATATTAGTAAAGACAACTTTAGATGGAAGCACTACAGTAGTAGATAACCAAAATATATTTAAAGTAGTAAGAAATGGCTAATGATATTAACATACAAAAAACCGTTTACAATACTGCTGATTTTATCAAAGTAGTTGATAATACTTTTAAGACATTTACACAACCAGTAGTAGCAGAGGATCCAGATACTCCAGAAGAGTTATTTAGATTGTATGAAAAACTCTACTATGAAATAAGTGTAACAGGACCTACAGATTCACACGAATACTTAGTAAAAAAAAGTTCAGAGTTGCTAACATTTGATAGAGTTACAGAAGACATTCAACCGCTATTGGATGAAATAGCACAATTAAGACAACAGAATTTAGCACTAAATCAACAGATATTAGCACTAGAGACAAACATAACATAGATGGCAGATATAGTTTATACAGTTAATCAAGATTCACCTGAAAATATACAAGGTTTTGAGCAATACTCGCAAAAAGATAGAGCTCTGGTAAATTCTTTTCAGATTAACAATACATTCAACCCAACTAAAAACTACTCAGAACTACACATATTATCTCTCTCAGATGAGCTACTACAAAGCGACTATAACTACATAAGATATAAACAAGCAGCAGCAGCACAATCAGCAGGGCAAGACGGAACATCTGCTCTAACAATTGATCCTATTGAAGATAGCAAAACTTACGGATACACAAACGGTGGTGTTAAGTTATTATACCATTTTCTAGATGATCTTTATTCACAAGATAGAAGTGAGGTACAGTTTTACATTCAAGACATATCAGCAGATAGAACAGAAGTAAGTCTAGCAACACTACTAATACAACCAGACGACTTAGTTACTATTACTTCTGGAATTAAAACTAAATTAGAAAGTCAGTCATACTTTACAGGTTTTAGATTAAACTTTAAGGAGAATGATCTGCTTATTGCAACAAACATAGATACATTAGATTCATCTACAGGAAAAGTTGTTGTAGTAAAGCTATATGAACCACTACCAGATAGATACAATCTAAAAAGTACATTAAATATAGTAGACCTAGTATCAGACTCAGTAGCCTATGAAATAGAGGTAGAATTTATACTACCTCCGGAACTAGCATCTACTTTAAGATCTCCAAACTTTAACATTGATATAGCAGATAATAGTGTAATTCCAACAGGATATTATAATTACAATGAATTATTTAGCTACCCAATAAATAACTCAAACAGTCAACTATTCTCAGCAGTTAGTGAAAAAGGAATAGACATAAGTATTGATTTCTCAGATTTTAGTAACTTTATTCACTTTTCTTCTGCACAAGAAAGACTTCTTAATTTTAAATATAAATTAGATTTAATAAACAGCTACTCTAGTAGCCTATCTAGCATAGCTTCATCAACAACAGGACTTCAAGGAGTTTCTGGAAGTAGAGACTATTATCAAAACTTATTGACAGGAGTTGTAAATAACTTTGATCACTACGAGAGATTCCTATACTACGAATCAGGAAGCAATTCTTGGCCAAAAAGCAACACAACTAAGCCATACAATAACAAAGCCAGCAATGCCCCAGAAGCAATTACATGGTATGCAAATGAAATTGCAAATGCAATAGGCTTTGATAATACAAATTACAGCTCACTTGCTTACAGTATTCCAACATACCTAAGAGATGATGAAAATAATGAAAATTATTTAACATTTGTTTATATGGTTGGACAGCATTTTGATAACCTATGGCTATACTCAAAAGCAGTAACAGATAAGTACGATGCAGATAACAGAATGAATCATGGTATTTCTAAAGATTTAGTAGCAGAAGCTTTAGAAAATTTTGGAGTAAAACTGTATACTTCTAACAAATCTATAGAGGATTTATTTACAACATTTATAGGACAAGCATATCAATCTGGAAGTGAAGTAATTACTACATATATAACAGGATCTTTGACAGGTTCAAACACTCCTATCCAACCAGTTTCCTATGACAATTACCAAAAAGAAGTTCAAAAGAGAATATATCACAATTTACCTCTTCTTTTAAAATCTAAAGGAACAGAGAGAGGATTAAGAGCACTTATAAATTGTTTAGGAATACCCTCAGATATATTAAAGATAAAACTATACGGAGGTAGAAATAGAAATGAAACACCTTTCTACGGAGATTATAGCTACTATACAAGTTCCTTAGATAAAATACGTTTAGACAATACCGGTAGCATAGTAACAGGGAGTACCCTTTCTAACTATGTTTCTATTGGAAAAAGAGATGATAAATATACAGATGATTTACATCCAATTGAAGTAGGGTTCTCACCAACAGATAATGTAGATAATGCTATACGGCTAGGTACAGTACTACCTAACATAACTATTGGGACACAAGTTTGGAGCACTACCAATTTAGACGGAACCACCTACAGAGACGGTACACAAATACCACAAGTAACAGATAACACAGCATGGTCAAAGTTAACCACTGGTGCTTGGTGTTATTATGATAACAGAACCGATAGCGGATCAGTATATGGGAAACTATACAATTGGTATGCTGTAACTGACCCAAGAGGGATAGCTCCTCAAGGATGGCGTATTCCTACCGATACAGAATGGACAACTTTGACTGACTATTTAGGTGGAGCAAGTGTTGCAGGCGGTAAGATGAAAGCAACAGGAACTGCTCTCTGGAGAAGCCCAAATAGTTTCGCTACAAACACCAGTGGGTTCACAGGCCTTCCAGGAGGGAATCGCCTCAACAACGGGACATTTGTCAACACTAATACCGACGGTCATTGGTGGAGTACGACAGAAGCCTCAAGTAACCTGGCCTGGTCACGCAAGCTAGGTAATACAGGTCAAACTGCTGACAGGAATGATAATAATAAAAAACACGGTTTCTCGGTAAGATTGATACAGGATATAACTTCAAATACATTTAATATAGATGATTATATAGGAGATCCTAGAAACTTAACATCTGATACGTACTATAATTATACCCCAGCCGGAATACCCCAACTTAGCCTATCAGAAGTATCAACACAGATACTAAGCGGTTCTCAAGTAACTGGATCGTACAATGTACAAGATTTTATTAGATTAATTAAGTTTTTTGACAATACAATCTTTAAAATGGTTAAAGATTTTATTCCTGCTAGAGCAGTAGCAGATACAGGAATTATTATTAAACCATATATCCTGGGAAGAAGTAAGGCTAAATCAGCAATACTCTCAGGATCAAGACCAGAATATACCGGTTCAATTGATACAGCATTTGTAGAAGGAGGAGATGGAGGTATATTTAGAAGACCTACAGGAGACTTAGTTACAGGGTACTACGATCAAATACAGACAGCAGATGGAATAGTAGTGAATACTAATCTACATGGACAAGAACAGCCTAAGTATAATGGAGAATTTTCATACAGCAACTTAGCAGTTAGTGCAGTAGATCTTAACAGAGATAACCCATATAAGGC